ACTTTTTTTGAAAAAATATACATCTTGAAATACTCCCATACGATTTGTGAAAGTGACCTTATATGAAGTAAATTTTGGCTCACAAACGTTGAATACATTTATTGTCTTTTTTAATGTTGTATCGTCTGTTGCATAAACTTTAATTACAGAGCTGTTTGCAGGGATTGTAATGTATTGAATCTTTTGGTTTGAATTGCCATTATCTGTTACTTGTGTCGTCGTAGAATCAATTATATATTTTCCAACACCTTCAGCAAATATTGGGAGCTTTCCTGCTGTATCTTCTGGTAAATAAATTGTGTTTGCCGTAATTAAAGCATTTGTCGATAATTGTGGATTTATTTCGTCTTCAAAATATCCGTAGCCATCAAAAGCTAAATAATGATTTATAACTGGTGTGCCATAATCGAATAATAATCCTTGGTCGTTTATATGGTTAGCAATTGTTGACACCCAAATTGTATTGGATAAATAATCGTTATTAAAATCTATTGTTATGTAATCTCTGACCAATTCTCCTATTTCAAACATTATGTTTGTGTCTGTGCCAATTAGACTTTTAGACAATGTATATTTTAAATCTGAATCCGTATAAGAACCTGATGTTCCTGTGTATATATAAATTTCTAAATTTACCGTTTGAAAAGCCATTTTAAAATATTTGTGTTGTTATTTTATTTGAATAATCTTTTCTCCACATATGTTGCACAAGATTACCAGAGCCAAATTCTATATAAAAAGCAATTGGAGTTGATGTTGTACTTGCTCCACTTCTTCCGTGATTTACTGTGCCAATGACTGTGTATGTGCCTCTGGCTGCGTCTGCTCGTGTTTTAGTAACACCTCCATCAGTACTAAAGCACATTAATTTTCCTTGTAGATTATAAACACTATTAACGTCTGAATAATATTCAATTATGTTAAGATTATCATATGGTTGGCTAAAATTAGTTTCCCAATCAGCTGGAAAAGGTGTAACTATTCCCGCATAGAATCTGTTGTTTTTACCAAAACAATCTACCAAAGTTGGTTCAGCTGGTTGTGTTATTGTGTACACACAAGACAAAGTGTTTCCTGTGTTGGTGTATCCTGAAGGAACAGTTATCGTATATGTTACATCTCTGTCAGTATTTGCACCAACTAAATCAAAACTTTTAGGAGTATAATTAAAATCAGTTATGTCGACTTTACTTGATTGACTGTAATGGTCTTCAAGTGTTCCAGGAACTACTTGTCCAGACAATAATATAGCTTGGTCATCAAAGTCTATATTAGAACACGCTAAAGTTGGAGTTACTACTGTTGATGCTTGAGCATATGTTTTATTACATTCAATTGTTGCTGATGCGTTTGAATATCCAACTGGAACTGTTATATCATAATATAGAGTTTTACTTATTGAAGCGCCACCACTATTTGCCGCCACACTTGTTACAGAACTTCCACCACTTGTTTCTTTTGTGGCTGTTATAGTTCCAATTGAGTTAGGAGTTGTCAAAGTTCCATTTGCTGCTATTTGTCCACCAATAAGATTTGCTGTTGTACAATCAAAAGCACCTGCGTTTTGAACTGTTACTTGAATAACATCAGCTTTTTCACAAGTTGTTGAATCAGCCGCGTCATATCCAATTAAGATTAAACCAAATAGTCCTGCTTTGTTTTTAGATGCTATTGTTAAAATTCCGCTTTGGATAGAAATATCTAAATCGATTACAGAGTTTTGACCTAGTTTATATGATAAAGAGCCAGCGCTAATTGTAAAAAAATCACTTAAAGTTATTGAAACAGAATCGCCAAAAACGTTTAATGTTTTGTTTGGTATTGGAGAAAGTGAAATTCTATTTACACAATCAGCAACAGCTTGACTTGCTGAAACTTGTATATCAACAAAACCTCCTTCATTAGAAAAGCCTGTTGGGACTCCAACTCTTAAAGTCATCGTTCTTGTTGTAGGAGAAGTTACAACTGCCCATTTTCCACTACTATAATCTGAACTGCTACTTGTGATGCTCATAATAAATCCGTAATCAATGTTTGGTAATGTTATATTACCTTGGACACCAACAGCAAATCCTTGAGCATTAATCAATGCTTCTGTTAAAGCTATGACAGGTTTTGTGGGTTCTGTATAACTTATAAAAAATGGACTTCTCGCGTTTATTTTTGTACTCATTATGCTTTATCTTTTTTTAATGTAAATGCTAAAAAATCTTCTACATCAAGTCCAAACTTTTCAACTAATTCATCTGGCAATTGTTTAAAAGCGTTTTCAAATGGTTTAGTAAAAAACAAAGATGGTTTAATTCCTTTATTCCATATTGAACGTCTAATTAAAAAGGCTGTGCTTTTGTATGATAAAAACTTTCCTGTTTCTTTATCTCTAAATTGAAATCTTTTTGCTTTTACCCACTTGTCAATTCCTTTTGTCAATCCACCTTTTTTTCCTTTTCCTGAACCGAACTTTGCTAATGTGCCATATTTTGCTATTTCAGGATAAGTTGAAGTTTTGCCTTTAACTCCTTTGTCTTGATAATACCCGTATTCTTCCATTTCAAATTTAACGCTTATAGAATTAGGCATTTCTTTAACAATACCATCTAAACTTTTAAACAGCTTGTTTGATACGTTCTTTCCTTTTTTCGATAACATTGACCGACTTTGATTAAGAACATAATTCTTAAATGCCTCTAAGGCCTTTTCTGTTTCTTTTAACTGCATATCGTCATATCGTTTTGAATTAATACATCAAATGTAGCAGCCCATCCTGCCAGCTTGTTTTCAAATCTATCCACGAATGGTTCACAATTAACATCACCTTCAACTTGGTATAACTCACTAAATAATGTGCCACGTTGTAAGATGTTTATTATTCTAGTTAACAATTCTAATTGTGTATTCAATACATCTTGTTCGTTATTGTTTCCAACAAAGATGTCAGTTGTTTCTTCTTTGCTTTCATCGACTATGTCCATAGCCAATATTGTGATATTATAACTTACAGTTGATTTTGCTACCGTTGTATTGTTGACTATAATATGAGATAACGGAAATATTGTTTGTTTGTTTAAATCAACATCGTCTAAACTTCCAAATGTAACTGTATTAACAAAAGGCTCTGCTATTAAAGCGTCTTTTAATTTAGTTGTTAAATTATAAAATCCTTTCATTTACTTTTTATTTGTTTGTGTTCTAGTTCTGTTTTTTCTTTCTCAAATGCTAAATACATTAAACATTGATGCATATTTAATTTTGTAATCTTGTCAAACTTGGTAACATCTTTTCCAGCGAGTCCATAGATAGATGAATACCACCCCCACTTTCTTCCAAAATTTGCCGTTGCTCCATACTCATTTTCGATGTCTCCTGATTCAAATAATTCAGGGTAATTTTTAGCAACTCGCTGTTTAAATTCCAAAAAAAAACAAGACTTCCAAGCGCTATATTTAACGGCATAGTCTTGAGTAAATCAGAGTAATCATTCTTTTTGTAATCTTCAATTAAGTATCTATGTTGTTTTTTGTTTGTTATTGGTCTATATAACACATTCATTGCTTTGTGCATATTTGGCCAATCACTTAAATATGTGTCTAAGTCTATGTACTCGCCTAAAGTGATGTTGTCTAAAATAGGTATAAAACCAAACTCAATGTCTTTTAATTTAAACGTTGGAACTAAATTCGTTTTAACGTCAAATACTTTATTAAGATGTTTTGTTATTTCTTGAACACTTTTATATTTTATATTAGAAACATCTTTTAAATTAAGATTACAAAATATTTCAATCATTTTTTGTAAAAGAAAAGAACTGTTTTTATTTTCTTCAGTGTTTAACTTTTCAAATTTTTGATATTGTTCAAGTGTAATATCGTTTAAACTGTCTGGAACGTTTATTTGTACTTTCATACATATATAATAAATTTAATGATTGTTTGTATAAAACAAAAAGAGTGGCCAAACAATGACCACCCTAATTAACAAACCCAATGAAAACGGACATTCTTAGCTGCCCAAACTATTGTCTTAATATAAATCTTTTATAAGCGTATATATATGCTTCTTGTATTTTGTCTTCTAGTTCAATACTATTTTGTTTAAAGATGTCTCCTTTGCCTTCTACTTTTGATTTGCCTTTATAATCAATATATAGTGTCACGTCTGCACCTTTACCTTTTTTTGTAGGCTTTTGAACTACATATATTTCTTCATACCAACACGCTTCTTTCATATCAAAAATATCCGGCAACTTTTTCTGTGACTTCATTAGCCCACAAGATAAAGAATAAAAACATATACATTGATGCTATTGCAAATAATCCACACAATAAAGCACCGCCAAATATTCTAATAAGGTTCTTTCTATTTTCTTTTTTAGTTAATTGTTTTACCATTATATATTCTATTTCGTTTTTCATAATATAATTATTGGTTAATAAAAAAGGGGAATATTATCGTTTCTCTGGTAGTAGCTAACTACACTCGGTTCTCGTTAAAACTCCCCTTGTGTTTTTACTTTACTTCTAAATTAATGTATTTATATTCAGGACTTCCAGCATTTGTCCATTCGCCTGTTAAAGTATAAAATTCTTTACTGATAGTTACGAAAGAACCGTCACCAAATCCACCGTCATCAGTTAGAGTTAATATCCCTTTTTGAGATAGAGTAGAAATTAAAGCTCTCAATTGTCTTGAGTCGATGTCTATTTCGTGAACATTACACCAAGCTGCTGAGTCTGAACCGAAATCTTCAGCTGTAAAGTTTTGTATTTGTTTTAATACTTGATTTTCGTTATTTGTAATTTGTGTTTTCATTGTTTTTGTTTTTAATTGTTTTTGTTTTACTATGTAAATATACAATCTTTTTATTTAACTAACAAATAATAAACAATTTATTTTAATTATTTATTTCTTGTGTTATGCTCCTGTATAAGTGTAGTTTCTATTTTCTTTTAAAGATTGTCCTTTCCATTGTATGAAACGTTTGTTGTCTTTTTTAATTCTGAATCCTGTTCCAATAACTCTAGTTCTATCTGGATTAACGCCATATTCATTATCGTGCTTTCCAATAGCTTCTAAGTAATAAAAACATTTTGTTTCTTTTCTCATCTCAAAAAAGATGTAGCTTGTTCTGTCGTAACCTGTTTCAGTATAAAATATTTTAGTTTCCATTTGTCTTTGTTTTTAGTTGTTTTTTATGTACTCAACTAATGCGGAACAAGCATCTTTTTTTGTATTTGTTTTCCAAATAAATAATTCATCAAACATTTCAACTTCATTATTATTAAAGTCTTTTGTAGTGTGTGTATAGGTTTCGATAATTCCAACCCATTCTCCTGTTATATATTGTTTGTATACAGAAATCAATATATCTCCTACTCTATTTGAATAGCTACTAACTCCGTTTTTATTTAGTTTTAATTTCATTGTCTTTGTTTTACTTTGTAAAGATACAAACATTTAATTAACAAACAAACTTTTTATTAATTATTTTTAATAAATATAATATTCTCCTTTATTTGGATTTTGTAAAGTGTCAGTTAATATATAACGTGCAGCATCTATACAATCAGGATGAAGACCAGTTGGTTTTTGTAATGTGTTTCCTTCTTTATCTTTGGCCCATATATAACCACCCAGCTCTCTTTTTAAATTCTTGCTTTGTGATGTTACATATAATTCGTTTTGATTCATTAGATTCAATCCATACACTATTGAGTCACGTCCTTTGCTTACTCCATATATAGAATGACCATAGCCTTGTAATTCTGCAATAGATTTTGGTTCTGCGCTGTCAGCGATTACATTCTCATTTATATTGTTTTGGTATAAGAA